TTATGCAGCGGTCCTGTCGCTGTGGGGCATGGTTGGGGCAAAGTCGCTTAATTTTGAACTCAACATGGCGATCTGATCCAGGTTGTTTTCCTCCATCCACTTCCCATAAACCTGAAATACCATCTGGGCATCGGCATGCCCCATCTGGTTAGCAATGAAGTTCGGGTTTGCTCCTGCAGAAAGCGACCAGCACGCATACGTGTGTCTCGACTGATACGATTTCCGGTGGCGAAGGCCGGCTCTTTTCATCGCCGCATCCCACGAGTTCCCTATGGAGTTGATGGAGAAGTGCTTGCCGTAATTCCCGGCCCTGGCTGTCAGGGACGGCAGGAAAACAAACGTGCACTTATTGAACTCTTTCTTTCCGTACTCCCTCAGCTTAACAGGTACGTTATTCTCCTGAGAGAGACGGGTCATTTTATACTGGCTTTTGAATGCCTCGAGGGCAGGCTCGATCAGGTGCACAACCCGGTTAGTGCCGGCATTGGTTTTCGGCAGAGTGAATATCCCTTTCTGCGTCAGGCTTCTTCTGACAGTGATTGTTCCCGCCTTCAAGTCCACATCCTCCCAGGCGAGTCCGCACAGTTCACCCGGCCGCAATCCGGTGTAAACGGCGATAGCCCACAGATTCTTGCTCTGTTGATGGTGGCAGGCGTCAATCAGGCGAGGGAACTCCTCCCGGGTGATTGGGTCAGGATCCGGGCGGGACTCTCGCAGAGGGGCCACACCGTTCATTGGTGACTTTGAAATGTAGCCATTTTCAACCGCAAACTGGAAGATACCGAACAACACGGTCATGTAGTTGTTCACAGTAACAGCGGATCGACCCCGCTTCGGAGTTTTATGCCCCTGCTTCATGACCTGGAAACCGGTCAGCAATTCCTTCCGCACTTCCAGCATGCTCTCTTTGGTGATTGAGGAAAGCAGGGTGCCGGGTCCAATAATAGCCGTAACATTAGCAATGACTCGCCCATAAGTGTTGAGCGATGATTCAGCCACCTCCATTTCCTTCAGTGCGAGCCATCTCGCGGATAGCTCCCCGATCGTTACCTCTTGCCTTGCCTCCCCGAACCGCGCCAGGTTCTGGGAGGAGGGGAACTGCTGGGCATAGTTGAAGGTTCCGGTTTTGATGGCATAGCAGATCGACGTCCGTAACTCGCCGGCCACTTTTCTGTTTTTGGGGGTGTCAGCCACCCCCAGGCTTTCACGCACTCTGACCCCTTTGTAGATGAACCACAGCCTTAGCGTGCCGCCGTGGTTTTCCACTCCTGTTGGGTATTTCATAACGATTCCTCGTTGGTTGATGGTCAGAGTATTTAAGCAGATTGTCGCCGCGGTTTCGCTGAGGCCTGACGCTCAATCCAGCGGTCGATCTCATCCAGGTTGTAAAAACAAGGGCTGTTATCCCACGGACTACAGTCAAAAGAAACGTGTTTGTATTCCTTCCCCTCCAGGAAAGTCTTCTCTCGCGCCTTCTTCAGCGTTCCCTTCTTAATCCCCTTTAGGGCTATCAACTGCTCCTCAGACACCCATTTCCCGGGTGATACCATCATGATTACTTCACTCATACCTTTCTCCACATAAACTGAATGCCGGGGCGAACTGGCTATTTTTCCGCACCCGGCACAGCCATCAGCCGTTTGAGGTTGCTCGGTGATATTTCAATATCAGGCGGCCTGCCCGGGTAAGGATCGCAGGCGGCGCATGCCGGTCATCGCCGTGGCCACGTAGCTCGCCTTGCGGTTCACTACCTCCACCCAGACCTTCACGCCTTCCACCCGCACCGTGTATGTCTCTTTCATCCGGCTGCGCCCGTAGTTGCCGTAGCGTTCCTGATGGGCTGCCAAAGCGATGTCGCAGGCCTGACGCGCCAGTGGTGACTGTGTGCTGCGGTTGATTAATCGCATAAGTTTTCTATCGGGAGGGCGAACCCTCCCGCCTCCCTTAGCCAACGTATTCCGGTTTCATATCTGCTAGGGTGATGCTGAACTTATCGTGCAGGTCGTCCCCCAGGTGACGTTTGGCTGCTGCCAGCACGCACTCGACTTCCTCGAAGCGCTCGGCACCATCCGGCTCTCCGGGTTGCGGCAGAGAGTTGATTGCTGCCTCAACCCGGTTATACGCATCCACCAGGTGGTAACGCTTCACGGCCTTGTTTTTCAGCTCGGTATACAGGGCAGAACCCAGGGTGTTCTTGGCGCTTTCGATATCAGCCCGAACTGCTTTGGCGTTATCCACATCCTGAGCCGCTTCAATGCGATCCCGGAAATCATCGGCCAGACCATCGATGTTGGCGGCCGATTCCTGCGCGCTTTGAGTGGTTGTTACGTTGTCACCTTTGATGTCAGCCAAACTCACGCGCTGGACGGGGGCCGGGTTGATCTCCTTCTCGGTGCGCGGTTCAACTTCATCCGCACTGTTAACGCCGAGAATCACGTCCGGGCAGTACAGGCGAGCCCAGCGCTTAACCGCGAGGTAAGCGAGTTGCTGGCGTGGATCGCTTGCCCAGAGAGTCGAGTTGCGAACCTGCGCCTGAGAAAGCATGATCACTAACTCACGGGGCTCTTCCTCACCTTTCATGGTTGCCCACACCCGCACACCTACACCGGCTTCATCTTTCAGATCCCAGCCAGGCGCGATGTATTTTTTGCCTTGCCCGTTTGTTCTTTCTACGAATCGGCCAATGATTTTTTCCCATGGCCCAAACCAGTCGTAATGGAGGCGGTCTTTAGTGGGTGACATCTTGGTGATGACCGCGTTAATCAGCTGCGCTTCATAACCCAACGCCCCGCTAACAATGTGGGTCTTTTGCGCTACAGCGAAAGGATCCATACCCCATCGGGCGGCTTGCATCACAACCGCCATGCATGCATCCGGCTTGCCGCGAAAGTGGTCAGGTACGAACGCGCCACTGTTAGCCATTACTACTGAGAGAGTGCGCAGACGCTCGAAGAGCTCTCCGTTGGTCAAAATGGAGATGTTGTCGATCATTTGCGTCTTGTTTTCGTTTGTAGAAATTGCTGTAGACATGTTCTTTTCCCCTTATGCCTGAGTACGCAGCGCTTCAAGGCGGCGCAGGTCGAAGTCGTTCAGTTCGTCGGTGTAGTCTTCGGTGATCGGCGCTGGCCACTCGCCAGTGTCGAACGCGTTTGCGATGCGGTTCATCGTCTGGCGATACTCCAGCATGCCCAGCTCAATCAGCTCCTCGCTGGCTTCGACGATGGCGATCCAGTGGTAGCCCTCGTCTTTGTTGACGAAAATCCAGAAGAACTGGTCCAGCGCCGCGGTGCTCATGTACATGGCCGCACTGAGGTGATAATCGCGGTCGATGATTTCGCGATGCAGGCGGGCGCGCAGGCCGGACTGCTTCACGTTCCACATGCTGATGGTTTTCAGGTCGGCGCCGACCCGCACGCCGTCGATGTCGATTTCCAGATCCGGGCGCACTCGGATTTCCAGACCGGTCTCTTCGTCGATACCGAAATAGCTCGTCTCAACAGCGCGATCAGGGTGCAGCAGCAGTTTCCCGGCGGTCGGGTGCTGGTGCAGGGCTTTCTGAATGGCCAGCGCCGTTTCCATCTGCTGGTGGGTCACCAGAATCTTGTCGCCCGGGTTGTCGCGCCACGCGTCCAGCAGTTCGTCAGCAAACACGGCATCCGGCTTAACGGACTTCACCGCCTGGATCATCTCTGCTTTGGTGCCGGACACTTTCAGCGGTACCGGTTTCTGCGCTTCCTGCGCCACCAGGTCAGGATTGATGATTGCCAACTGCTCCAGCAGCGAGTCGCGGCTGCCGCTGGTTTTCACGTGTGCAGGCAGGGTGGCGTTGTACTCTTTGATGCAGGCCTTCATTGCGACAGCGGTCTGCTTCTGGTCTGGCTCGATACGCTGGAATTCAGCGGGCAATGTCATATAGCTCTGTGATGTTTCTTCCAGGCTGCCGCCCATCGGCACCTGTGCGGGCAGGGTGGCGTTGTGATCATCCAGCAGCGCTTTGATATCGTCAGCGCTCAGCAGAGCGGGCAGGCTGGCATTGTGTTCGTCGATAAAGGCGCGCAGGGTTGCCGCAGTGGTGAAGGCCCCTTCCGGGATCACCGGCTCCACGCTGAACTCTTCTTCAAGATTTTCCGGCTGCAGCGCCAGCGCATGCACCAGGTTGCCCATATCCAGCACTTTGGAACCTTCGCGCGGTATGGTCTTGGCGACGTGGCGCGCGTTGAAGTACATCAGAGAGACGCGGGCATCCTTCACCTGGGTGCTGCTGATCCCGTTCGCCGCGTGATAAACGTTGTTTGGAAGGTCTTCATAGCGGCCCGGTTCGAAGTACGCTGGGTATTCCGGCGCGCTGGTGGTTTCCTCCTGCGCTTCGGTGGTAACTTCCGGCTGCGTGGCACTCGCCAGTTCCGGCGCCGCGGCGGCCAGCACCTCAGCCGGGTTCAGGGCAACTGTTTGCGGATCAGCTGCATCAGCGCTTTCGCCTGGTGGAACCGCGTCAACACTTTCTCCTTCCGCCGGGTCAGTCGTTTCCATCTGCACATCGCTGGTGGTCTCCTCATTAACCGGTGAACGGTCATCATTTTCTGGTTGGTTTTCGTTCATCAGGCCTTCGATGGAGAACATGCCGCCACCGAGGTTTTCGACCTGCGGCTGGCTGGCGGCGGTCAGGTCCTCTTTAACCCACTTCGGATCGGCTGGGTCGCTGATGCCTTCTACAAATTCGCCACGGTCGGCCGCCAGCTGCTGGTCAACAAAATGGCTATCAATTTGAGCCTCTACTGGAGTAGGGACTGCTTTTGGCAACTGCATCAACTCAGTTGCAGCGTTGAATTCAGCCGTCATCGTCTGGTTCACGAACTCCAGATGCGCAACCGGCGTCAGGTGGATATTCTCCGGCGCGATGCGCACCAAGTTGAAGATGGCCGCGCGGTTCACTGCCAGAACGCCGGGCTGGTTGCGCAGGATTTTGCTCCACGATTTCCATGGCTCTTCCTTTTTCGCGATGATTTCTTTGGCGCGGCGCGCGGTGCTCACCGGAATTTCACGATAGTTAAAGTCCATCGGCATCAGGGCGCTGGCGATCTCCAGATCGAGGGTTTCCAGGGTGTGATGCGCGCCCTCACCGCGATCAGTTACATACCCGCCGTCGGCATTGGTGCCAGCGTCGGTGCGCTGCACGAGGTTAATGCGGTTACCGGCGGCCCATTCACGCGTCAGGATCCCGCGGTCAATATAAGGGGTAGTTACGAAGGCTTTAGTGAACTGCAGCAGCAGGCCCAGCTCATGGCGTTTGTCCATGCTGAACACTTTGCGAATGGCATTCGTATAGCGCCACAGGTCTTTGGTATCGAACGCCTTAAATTCCGGGAAATTTTCAGCAGCGAGCAGAAGATCCTGGACATAACCATTATCCGTATCCATTTCCAGCGCATGCAGTTCCGCATTCTCGCTGCGGGTGATGTGGTGGCGCAGTTCGTCCACCGTCAGCTGGGCCAGCAGCTGTTTGCGGAATGGCATTTTGCAGACCGGATAGCGTGTTAACCCATCGTCGTTTTTATTTACACGCAGGCCGTTTTCATACCAATGACTCGCCTCGCCCTTGGCGGCATTGACGACTTCTGGAGTTTCAACGGTAGTTCCCGGCGCGGCAGGCAGATCCGCATCGCTGGTGGTCGCCTGGGTAGGGGTGGTTTCACCCTGGGATGCGGCGCCAGGGATAACGCTCCAGGTGCGCTGATCGTCGGCCAGGGTGTAGCGTTTGCAGAACTCGAAGCAGACGACACCTTCTTCAGGCAGATCGTCCACAACCGGCATGTCAGTTTGAATAGGTTTGCCATAATCTTTACCACGTCCGGTTTCGATGCCTGCATCTTCCAGCGCGACATCCAGCATCAGCGCGGCGCGGGACTTAGTCGCGGCGGTGAACCAGATATAAGCGTCAGGCTTTCCTGATTTCTGCGTTGCTGGAATTAAGTGAGAATATTCCATGTCAGATCCTCATTTTGGATGTAAGATCCCAAGCGGCTACTCAAACCGCCTGAGGTTATTTAGCTAAAGTCCGGTTCGCTTTGGTCGGTGGTACCGGACGGGGAGGCCCACCTTGTGTGGGCTTTCGCTTAATGGATGGTTTTAAAAATACGGCCCGCGAATTCCTGCTTATAGTTGCGGTAATCGCCAAATCCGGCTTTATCACCGGTGGTGATGTTGGCTGAAAGAAGGGAAAGCTCAGTTACGGCGCAGTGCGGGCAGTCGAACTCGCCGAGGATGTAACCGCCATCAAGGACGACAGTGGTCGCGCCGTTTGAGGTGGAATGAATAACGCCAGAGAATTTTTCATCGCAGTTGAACAGGGTAATGCTGCCAACTTACTGATTTAGTGTATGATGGTGATTTTAAGGTGCTTGCGTGGCTTCCATTTCCATCAGATGTCCTTCCTGCTCCGCTACTGAAGGCGTGGTGCGTAACGGCAAAAGCACTGCCGGACATCAGCGCTATCTCTGCTCTCATTGCCGTAAAACATGGCAACTACAGTTCACTTACACCGCCTCTCAGCCCGGTACGCACCAGAAAATCATTGATATGGCCATGAATGGCGTCGGATGTCGCGCCAGTGCACGCATTATGGGCGTTGGCCTCAACACGGTTTTACGTCACTTAAAAAACTCAGGCCGCAGTCGGTAACCTCGCGCATACAACCGGGCAGTGATGTGATTGTCTGCGCTGAAATGGACGAACAGTGGGGCTACGTCGGTGCTAAATCACGTCAGCGCTGGCTGTTTTACGCGTATGACAGGATACGGAGGACGGTTGTGGCGCACGTCTTCGGTGAACGCACTCTGGCCACACTGGAGCGTCTTCTGAGCCTGCTGTCGGCCTTTGAGGTCGTGGTATGGATGACGGATGGCTGGCCGCTGTACGAATCACGCCTGAAGGGAAAGCTGCACGTTATCAGCAAGCGTTACACTCAGCGCATTGAGCGACATAACCTGAATCTGAGACAACATCTGGCAAGGCTGGGACGGAAGTCACTGTCGTTCTCAAAATCGGTGGAGCTTCATGACAAGGTCATCGGGCATTATCTGAACATAAAACACTATCAGTAAGTTGGAGTCATTACCAATGGCACTTGTTGATCAGGCGGCGAAGCTGGCGCCAGGTGGCAGGGTCCGCCTAGTCGAAGTGGATGCCTCAGAGTTCAGCGGCGGGATCCACCGCTTTCACTACAGCCCGTTTCCCTATTCACCTGCCGAGATAGACGCGGCGAACGGCGACGAGGCCAGGCTGGGGCCGAAGCCCATCATCTGGGATGGCAACGCCTACGAGTTCTGGCCCTTCCAGATTGCCGACCTGGCGCTTTCAACGGATCAGGCCGCCGAGCCAAAGCTCAGCGTGTCTAACCTCGACGGCCATATCACTGCGCTGTGTCTCCAGTTTAAAGACATGGTGAATGCAAAGGTAAGCATCATTGACACCTACGCGGTTTACCTGGATGCGGTGAACTTCCCGGGCGGTGTTAATCCGACAGCAGACCCGACGATGTTCTCCCTACAGACCTTCTGGCTGGACACCAAAACCTCTGAAGATGACGAGATGGTGTCCTGGTCGCTCAGTAGCCCGGCAGACCTGCAGAACCTGGTTATACCCACCCGGCAGATCACCTCTCTCTGCGAATGGGCACTGCGCGGACAATACCGCAGCGGTGACGGCTGCACCTACAACGGCACGGCATATTTCGATGCGAAGGGTAATGCGGTAGCTGACCCGGCGTTTGATGTATGCGGGGGTTGCCTCAGTGACTGCCGCAAGCGTTTCGGCGCCGGGCTGGCAGAACCGAACACTGCCGTTCTTGATTTCGGCGGCTACCCGGCGACAGTTCTCTTCACCCGATAACCGGATATACCCATGAACAAAATCATTATGACGGCGATCCGGGCGCATGCGCTGGAGGAATCCCCACGCGAGTGCTGCGGCTTCGTCATTCAGTCAGGACGGCGCCAGCGCTACATCCCGGTGCCGAACAGCCACGAAAACCCGACCGAGCATTTCAGAATCGATGGTCTGCACTGGGCGAACGCCGAGGACGCAGGAACCATTATCCGCGTCATTCACTCCCACCCGGGCGATGGCGCACGACCTATTCCGTCTGACCTCGATCGCCAGCAGTGTAATAACTCTGGTGTGGTCTGGGGCATTTACGCGCCGGACTGCGATGAATACGCAGAGATAACACCGGACGCCATCCCGCTGATTGGCCGCCCGTTCCTCCTTGGCTCGCACGACTGCTGGGGCCTGGTCATGGACTGGCACGCCATACAGGGCGTCACGCTGAACGATTTCCGCGTGGATTATCCGTGGTGGGAAAGCCAGTACCCCGACAACCTCTATTTCGATAACTGGGAGTGTGAGGGGTTTGTCGAATGCGACCCCGCGCCCGGGTGCATGGTGATCATGCAGGTCGAGTCGGACAAGTGGAACCACGCGGGGATCATCACCGAAGAGGGCGAGCTGCTGCACCACCTGTACGGCCAGCCATCCTGCATCACGCCTTATGCCCGTGGATATTTTAAAGACCGGACGATGATCTGCGTTCGGCACAAAGACCTGCCGCAGGAGATTAAGCCATGGCGCGCTTAACCACGATTCGATTGTATGGCGCGCTGGGTGCCCGGTTTGGCCGCGTTCACCGGCTGGCGGTGCAGACGTCAGCGGAAGCGGTAAAGGCGCTGTGCATCAACCTAGACGGGCTGGAAAGCTTTCTCATGAATGCCAAAAAAAACGGCATGACGTTCGCGGTGTTTCGCGGCAGACGCAACATCGGCGAACAGGATTTCAAGGAGTTGGGTGGTGACAGTGATATCCGCATCGCGCCTGTGCTTGAAGGGGCGAAAAAGGCAGGTTTATTCCAGACGATCCTTGGCGCAGTGATGGTAGTGGCGGGCATCGTAGTGTCTGGCCTCTCTGCTGGCTGGGCCAGTCCGGTCGGTAGCGCCATGATTTCTGCTGGTATCGGCATGGCTGCGGGCGGTATCTACCAGATGCTCTCGCCGCAGCCCAAAGGCCTTCAGGGGCGTGATGACCCCGACAATAAGCCCAGCTATGCCTTCGGCGGCGCAGTGAACACCCTGGCGATGGGCAACCCGGTCGCGCTGCTGTATGGCGAGCGCGAAATTGGCGGCGCCATAATCAGTGCGGGGATCGTGGCCGAGGACATCTGAAAATTTCTTACTCTTCAATTAGCACCCAATCGGGTGCTTTTTTATGGATGCAATATGGCAACGATTACTGGTGCAAAAGGCGGCAGTCAGAAGCAGCACACGCCTGTTGAACACCCCGATTCCGCGCAGTCGATGGCGCGCTGCCGTATGCTGCTGGCGCTCGGTGAAGGCGAGTTTGCTGGTGGACTGGATGCTACCCGGATTTTCCTTGACGGCACGCCGCTGGGCAACGCCGACGGCTCGATGAACTTCGAGAATGTCTCCTGGGACTTTCGTCCGGGCACGCAGACGCAGTCGCCGATCCCCGGGTTCCCCGCCGTAGAGAACGAGACCAGCATTGGTGTGTCGCTGACGAAGGTCACTCCCTGGACCCGGGCCATCAGTAATACCCAGATTGACGCAGTGCTGGTGCGTATCGGCATTACCGGTCTGCAGCAGCAGGAAAATGATGGCGATATCGTCGGCACTTCCGTCACTTATCATATCGATGTGGCGGTAGATGGCGGGGCATACAGCACCGTGCTCACCAAAACCGTAACCGAAAAGCTCAGCTCGCTGTACGAGCTGACCCACCGCATCAATCTGCCGAAGGCAAACACCGGCTGGCAGATCCGCGTGGTTCGTGATACCGCCGACAGCACCAGCCAGATGCTACAGAACAAAACGCAGGTGCAGGCCATCACAGAGGTGATCGACGCGCGCCTGCGCTATCCGCATACCGCGCTGCTGTATGTGTCGTTCAACGCAAAATCCTTCAACAACATCCCGAAGATATCCTGCAAGCCAAAAGGGCGGATTATCCGCATCCCGCAGAACTATGATCCGGTTAGCCGGGTTTATAACGGCACCTGGGATGGGACATTCAAATGGGGCTGGTCGAATAACCCGGCGTGGATCTGGTTCGATGTACTCACGGAGCCGCGCTTTGGCCTGGGTCGTCGGGTAACGGCAGCCATGCTGGATAAGTGGGAGCTGTACCGTATAGCCCAGCGCTGTGACCAGAAGGTGCCCGATGGCAAGGGCGGCACCGGTACCGAGCCGCGCTTCCTGTTTGACGTCTATATCCAGTCGCAGGCCGATGCCTGGCAGGTGATTAAGGATATCGCCGCTGGCTTCAACGGTATGACGTTCTGGGGCAACAACATGTTCAATGTTGTCTCGGACATGCCGGCAGACACGACGAAACTGCAGATCCTCACCCGCGCCTCGGTCGTCGGTAAGCCGAACTATTCCAGCGGCAGCGAGAAGAACCGCTACAGTTCGGCGCTGATTAACTTCAGCGACCCGGACAACCACTACCAGGATCGCACCACTGCGGTGATGTTTCCTGACCTGGTGAAGCAGTTCAAATTCAAGCAGACGCAGCTGACTGCCATTGGCTGTACGCGTGAGAGTGAGGCGCAGCGCCGCGGCGGGTGGGCGGTATACTCCAACTATCTCGATCGCCTGATCACGCTGCAAACCGGGCTGGATGGCTTTGCCTATGTTCCCGGCACCGTATTCGCTTTTGCGGATGAACGCTTTTCCGGGCGTGTGTACGGTGGGCGCGTTGTGAGTTACAACGCCGGGCTTAAAGCCGTTACAACCGATCGCGGGACCAGCGCCGTCCCGGGCGACACGCTGGTGATCCGCACACAGGGCGGCATTGTGGAAAACCGGGTCATTCAGGCGGTCAACGGCACGCAGTTAATCGTGGCCACGGCGTTTTCCTCTGCGCCAGCGCCAGATGCCGTTTTCGTTATCGATGCCGGACAGCTGCGCCTGCAGTATTTCCGTGTGATGAACCTGACATTCAACGACGAGGAGAACACCTACACCATTGCCGGCGCGGAATACAATGCGTCCAAATATGATGCAGTTGACCACAACGCGCGGCTAGATATCCCACCGATCAGCCTCATCCCAACTGGGGTTGTCTCGCAGCCCGGCAATATTGTGGTGTCGAGTTATGAGTCGGTGCGTCAGGGCCAGCGCATAGCGACGCTGACGGCATCCTGGGATGTACCGCTCGATAAAGCCGGTAAGCCTCAGGCCGATGTGATCGCTTATCAGGCTCAGTGGCGCAGAAATGAGAGTGAGTGGGTGAATGTTCCGCAAACCGGGCTTCGAAACATTGAAGTGCCGGGGATCTTCGAAGGCGATTATCTTGTGCGTGTTCGGGCGATTAACGCCGGAGGCGCTTCCAGCCTGTGGGCAACATCAGTACTGACTCATCTCAAGGGCCGTGCCGGTGATGTACCTAAGCCAGTCAATTTCCGCACAACACCACTGCTCTGGGGTGTACAGCTGGACTGGGATTTTCCTGCAGGCACCGGCGATACCCTGCAGACTGAAATTCAGTATTCCACCGTTTCAACGGGCGCGAATCCCATGCTGCTGGCTGGCGTGCCGTATCCACAGCAAATATACCAGCAGCTTGGTCTAAAGGCCGGGGTGGGGTTCTGGTACCGGGCGCGGCTTGTTGATCGCACTGGCAACCAGTCGGCATGGACGGACTGGATTCAGGGCAGTAGCAGCTCAAACGCTGCTGATTATTTGGTAGACATTGATAACCAGATTAAGCAAACGGACGCGTATAAGGAACTTACCGAAGATATCCAGGACCTGACTGACGACATTCAGTCGGCGCGTGATGACATCAAGATGGTGACGACTGAGTCGGCGGCGACGAAAACAGGCCTCGCGCAGGAGGTGGCTGACCGTAAGAAAGCCATCACCGACGAGGCAACGGCTCGCGGGCAGGCGCTGCTGACCGAGAAAAACGAGCGCGTCGCGGATATCAGCAACGTCAACCAGACGATTCAGACCACCTCTGACTCACTGGCGCAGCAGATCGCGCAGATTTCGGCGGGTACCGGTTCGCAGTTCGATCCTGCCAAAATCTGGTACTTCGATTCGACAGTGGAGGGCTGGACCGGGAACGGAACTCCCACAATCGTTGACGGGTGGATTCGCCCGGCTAACCATGCCACCGATCCGTGGGTGGCATCACCGGGTTCACTGGCTATCAACTCCTCGTCCTATCGCTTCGTTAAACTCCGCATCAGGAAATTCGGTGCTCCGGGCTGGACGGGGCAGTTACGGTGGCGTGGTACAGGTGGTTTCAACGACACCAACATGTTCACCGTCGCCGAGCCTGCCTATGACGCGAACGGTATCGCCACGGTGGAGTTCGACAATATCCCGTGGCTGACCGAAACCACAATGAATCAGTTCAGACTGGACCTGTCCACCAAACAGGACGCGACGAACTATTACCTGATTGACTGGGTGGCGGTGGGACGGCCAACGCCTGGGGCAGGGATGGCGGCGCTGCAGCAGGAGACGACTGCCCGTGTCACTGGTGACCAAGCGGAAGCCACGGCCCGTGAGACGCTGGCGACGCAGATCCGGGGCGGCTATACCGGTGACGACCCGTCAAAACTGGCATCGGGCCTGCTGTACACCGAACGCCAGGCGCGCATTACGGCGCAGGAAGCGGAGGTGACAGAGCGGAAGAAGCTGGAATCGACCGTAAACGACAACCATGCCGCTGTGACCCAGGAACTGGCAACGCTGACAACTGAGCAGGAGGCTCAGGCCACCACGCTTTCGGGCCTGCAGACTACCGTCGGCAAAAACTCCGGCGCTATTACGCGCATCGATAAAGCCGTTGCTGATAACGACAAGGCGCAGACCACCGCGCTGGCGGCGGTTAAGGCTACGACTGACCAGAACACAGCAGACATCAGCACTGAAACCACGGCCCGCACGGATGGTGACAGCGCGCTTGGCCGCCGCATCGACAGTCTGAAAGTTGATGTTGACGGCAACACGGCCAGCAGGGATGCCGGTATTGTCGGCAACGTCACCAATGCGCTCGCCAACTTCATGGCATTCTCGGATCAGCGCGTCACGTTTGCCGTTGCCGATACGAAAGCAATGGCCGAGATAACCGACGTGCGGAAAACATCAGCGGATGCCACCAGTGCCCTGGCGGAGCAGGTCACCACGCTTAAAGCGACTGTTGAAACCAATGGCCAGACCAACGCGGCTGCGATCACCCGCATCGATCGGACGGTTGCGGATCTGGAGAGCGCCACAGCGACCAGCATTCAGCAGGTGACGGCGTCGATTGGGCAAACCAACGCCAATGTCCAGACTACCAGCCAGGCTGTTGCTGATATCAACGGCAAGTTGAGTGCGCAGTGGGGTGTTAAAGTCCAGGTGGAGGCGAACGGCATCAAACGCATCGCGGGTATTCAGCTGGGCATTGATGCCACTGGCTCCTCTAACTTCCTCGTCAGCGCTGATACGTTCGCAGTTTATAACCCGACGACGACCGGGCAGGAACTGGTGTTTGCGGCGACCGGCGGGCAGATGTTTTTGCGATCGGTGTTTATCCAAGATGGCTCGATTGATAACACCAAAATCGGCAATTACATCCAGTCCAGTACGTGGGATGGAACCGGCAATGTCGGATGGCATATCAACAAATCCGGGTATGCAGTGTTTAACAACGTGACCGTGCGAGGGACGGTTTATGCAACCGATGGAAGTTTTAAAGGAAGAGTTGAGGCGACAAGCGGGAGCTTCAAAGGGGCGGTGGAAGCTACGTCATTCGTCGGAGACGTTGCCAATCTGGGGTTGCTGCTGATGTTACTGCATCAGGCGCCGCCAACGCATATAGTGCGATTGCCTTTACTGATTCCTCATCTTCGGCACTGACTAAGTCGGCACTGCTTGAGGCGCTTATTTATATTTCCTCCTCCACCGCCACCACTGTAAATATTGCTCTCAACATCAACAATAATGTCCGTGATTTTGGCTCTGTCAGCGTTCCTTCCGGGACGGGAGGGCTATGGATGCCTGTGCGCCACGCTGTGCGAGGCATTACTGACAATGTCGTTGTGGCAACTATTACGGTGATTGGCACTGGCACGGTAAGTAAGCGTATTTCCGCTCCGACATTAACCATAACCCGCGGTACCGGTTCCTTCTCTTTCTAACTCAAATCCTCATACCCCGCCGAGCCGGGGTTTTTCATTTTAAGGACATCACGAATGGCCACGATTGATGACAATTTAGCAAAAGCCGTTACGGAAGCATTGCGCCAGGCGCAAATCGATATATCCAATCAGGATAAATTACTGGTGGGCCCGGGCGATGTGACCCTTACGCGGGCAGACGGTACTACAGCCACCGGCCCGTCATGGCCGAAGATGTCATCAGTCGTTAATGCGGCGGTGCAGTGGCGTGGGGCGTTACCATCAGGAGCAAACCTCAACAATTATGGTCCTACATCAGCTTATTCTGGCTCATGGGGTCAGGGTTCATCAACAGGCGCAACAATTGCCAATGGATTCCCAGAAGATAGTGCTGTCGGGGTGCTGGAAGTAATTCAAGGTGGTCAGTTTGGCTGCACTCAGCGCTACACTGTTAGATCTGGAAATATTTACATCCGGTCGCTTACTGGATCATGGAACGGCACAGATGGGCCATGGGGCGCATGGTTGCCAGTGGGGTTCAGTTCGATGCCAGGCTATTTCACTGGCGATATGAATGTGCTGGTAACTCCTGGGATCTGGTCGATTACATCCGCTGTCACCAATGGGCCGATCCCTGACGGGCAAACAGCAACGCCTACTGGAATTTGCACCGTTGAACTACGGTCAAGCACAAACTCAGTGGTTCAGACATTCAAATCAGTTGTCACCAATGCAGCCTTTATTAACCGGACGTGGACGCGCACCCTCTCAGGCACTACATGGTCGAACTGGGATCTGCAAGGCAAAGGGGCGCTGGCTGATGTGGGTATCGGTTCGCCAATAGCCATGCTTCCCGCTCTGGACTGGCAGACGTTTAACTTTGTTCCTGGCGCTCAACATGTTTGCCTGCCATCTAACCAAACCAATATTCCATCAGGCCTGGCTTATGCTGGCACATCATCGCCTACCAATATCAATGTTCTTGGCGGTCGTGCCGGCACTACAGCGCTGGTGATGCTGGTTACTCAATTCACGCAATCGGCATCAGGAAAAAGTTATTTCATTGTTATGTCCGGCGTAGCAGGTAGCCGCACATTTGCTGTTTATGAAAACTTCACATCCGCCAGCGTAATTCCGGTGGCTAATGGCGGTACAGGCGGGAATACGCAGGCCACAGCCCGCACTGGCCTCGGCCTCAAATCAGCTGCGATCTATGATGTTTACGACAGCAACATGGTTTTCCAGAGTGAGCGCAAGGTAGCGATGCAGGCGATCAGCGATTATCGCGGAATAACCGCCTATGCTGGCATTCTTAATTTTCCTCAGGGCCTCAGCGGCGGTGTCTCGCTTGGCGGGCATCTGCCGCAATCCGGGCTTGGAGCTTCGGATCTTGTCGGACAGCTTGTCTGCGTTCCGTGGGTAGATGCTTCAGGTAACAACGGCGCATTCAAGATTTCCGCGCGCGGCAATAAAGTATGGTTCACGGGCACGGACACAAATGACTTCTTTTCCAGAGCATATGCCTTCAGGACGGAAGCAAACACCGCTGTTGACGGTAACGGGTTTATAAAAACAGCATCGCCAATTGTGAATGTTTATGGTGATGGTTCGGTCGTTACAAATGATGAGTCAGAAGGCTGCACAGTGACCCGCATTGCTGTCGGGCAGTACCTGATTGAAGGGTGTCTTGGTCTCAATTCAGATGCGGCCTGGGGAGGTATCGATGGTGGATTTGAGATACCGCTGGATCGCAATAAGCAGCCGAAGGTATGGCTTGATTATGAGGTTAACCCTGACGGATCGGTGATGGTTAAAACCTATCACCGGGAGCATGCCGGCGCGCCTAAATTTGCACGGAACATTATTGAGGGCGTGGCAGACGGCGATCCTGTAGATATCCCGGCGGGCCAGTTTATCTCTGTTCGTGTTGAGATGCCGATGGACAGCATCTGGAACCAGCAGCAGGAGAAGGCAAGGATTCGCAACGAGGAGGCGCTGGCCCAGGCAGTGCTGGAAGCAAAATTGAAGGCGGAGGCAGAAGCTGAGGCCGAAAGGCTGAAAGCAGAGGAAGAGGAGCCGGATGATCCAGCAGAACAGCCAGATGTTCAGCAGTAA